GTTTCTTTTTCTATATATGATTGTAATATTTTCGTTTTCCCAATCTGAATGTAAAAAGTCACCGTCCTTATACTCTTCCACCAACTCCATCAAACTGTCAACCCCCGATTCAATCTCTTTCAATCGGTAAATCTTGTCGTTAATTTTTATTCTCATGTCTTTTGTTTTAAAAGTGAATATTCCGCAAATCTCTTTCTACCGTTACGCTTAATCTCTGTCTTAACAGGAAGTCCATCCTGTCTCAAATCGTATATCCTCGCACCAAGGCGAAGACAACCGTACATACTCAATGCCTCAAGCGGAGTGATACTCTTTCCGCTTTCCAGATGCTGTCTGATTAATTGATTCTGTGATTCCATAGTTATAACTTTTATAGAAATTTACTCTATTATAGTTTCAACGCTTCTTAGCAACCGCCATTTTACATCATGATGTAATTTGGTCTTAATAGTGTATCCCATATTGATTAAAATTAATGTGAGCCTCTTGGCGGNATCGAACCNCCACCTGATGATTACAAATCAACCGTCATACCATTAGACCAAAGAGGCATTTGCTGATAGACCGTTTCACAACGCCCCAACAGCCACAAACAATTAAAAACAAGTTCCCTACCACCAACCAAATGATAGTAGGGTAGAATAAGATAATTGATAGCTGTAGCTTTTGGTGAGCTAATTTNNTTGTCATTGTTCACCTCACGTCTTTTATCTACAGCTCTTTTTACCCGACTTTGACAACGTTATCAGTAAATTATCTTTATCCTGTTTAAAATCACACACTGCATACTGACCCTTTTCGGGCGACATAACTTCACCTCTAAGACATTTATGCGCATTATCAAAGAGATTTATATATGCTTTCTTGGGCACTGAGCATTAGTCGACATATTCTCAGCCTATTCCTATCAACCCTAAGGAACTACATCCTTAGCAACAGTGTGTGATTTGTTCCCTACCACCACAACAAAGGGTAATAGGGATGGATATAGCAGGATTTGATACCTGCAATTAGAACTGTATCCTACTCAAATTTTTTTGGTTACAGTTGTTTATTATTAAACATGGGAATAGTTTACTCACCCATGAATGACTATACAGCGTTGTCCTATAATTGCCATAGTCTTTATTTCCCCTACACCGCTATATCGAAGGAAACTATTTTTTATTTCAGCTTAATCCTGAAGCGGGATTTCTACGCTGTGTATCATTTCAAGCGTATAGTTCCCTACCGCAAACCAAATCGCGATAGGGTATAGTGTCGCGTACCGCATTTTTGTTAACCACCAACACGAGGATACCCTTTCGGGGATACGCTATTCATCTTCTCTTCTTTATGCCCTCCACCCCTATAATCTCATACGTATCTTGATAGGTGTAGGCAATATCTAACAGCCGCGGTCTTGTTCTCCACCACCGCAAGGATTAACTGCTTTTCGCAGTGGCTGTTGTTACGTTACGCCTTTCCTTCGGGCGTCGGCATCTCAATCTTTATAGCCGTAACCAATATGTCAAAGAGCTCTTATTGTTGCGGGGGATGGTAACGCTCCATCTGAGTCGGGCTTATGAGACCCGATTGAGGACTTCCTCTCCCCGCCGTGTTGCGCAACCGTCTCACGACGCCTGTTTCCCGCTAAAAAATTTTTATGATGAGTATGCAAAAGTTAGTATATCGGTAGGTGTCGCACCTCTTCGAGCCTCCGCTCCAATAAGATCCCGTGCAAATACCACTTATCTACAATGTTTTTTATCACACCTCCGATTGCAAGCACCTCGTCTACACTTAGACTCCCCGTGCCAAATCGGTCGATTATTTTCTTGCCCTTGATGATTGTCAAATAACCATCCGAGTAAATCACATTGACACCCTTGTTGCAGTTAAATTCTATATATGCCATAATCCCATGATTATTTGGAAAAGAAAATATGCAGAAGCAAGCCATAATACAATTGACATCCATTTATCATTCTTGTTTTTCATCTTGTCTTATTTTTTAATGCTGTTACTCTGATAAGTCATATTTTTGAATCGTTTAATTTGCTATCTCAATGTTGATGCAACAAATGTACAACATTGTTTTTTATTGTGCAAATTTATGTTGCAGTATTAACGTTGTTTAACTAAGATTTAACATTGTAAATCTGTATCTTATTGATTATCAGCAGAAGCTAAATAAAAGAGTTTTTTGAAATGTTTACGTCTACCCTGTTATACAAGGAATATATTATATGCAAGACGGGCACCGAAAACAAAATTCCGATGCTTTAAAAAAAGCTTTAACTATGTTATTAACTCTTCTATTTTATCAAGTGTTCTGCCGTGTCACCAATATAATTAATATTAACACTACTATTTACCGGTTCTGCCGATAGAACAGAAGAGACACCCGATTTAGATACGCCAAACCTATATTTGTAAGGTTTCACGTAAATTTTGATGTCTTTCGGATTTGTTAGTGCGTAACTGTTGGTCTGTCTTTCCCAGATTTCGCCATCAATATATGCAAGGTATCTCCCGTTTTCCATTTCTTCGGATTTTATTTTCTCGTAAAGAGTCCTCGAAAGTAGTCTTGTTTTGTCTTTGTCAAGAAAACTTTTAAATCGTTGCCTCCTGTAGATAATTCCGTTTTTGTGGAGTTCGTTGACATACCTTTTGGCTGTCCTGGTTGAGACACCCATCATTTTTGCCACCTCGTCATACCCGAAATTAAAACCAACATAGTTTGATTCGCTAAAGCATAGTGCAAGCCCACCAATTATCGTCTTGCCGTTTCTTACTCTCTTTTTTCCAGTCCTTCCCACTTTGTTAATTATTTCTCTATCTCCAGCGTATTGGACTATCTTGATTTTATTCAGGAATATCGAGTGTCTTAATTGTTTCACCACCTCAGCGTGAGGGATGATGGTGTTATTTTGTATTGTTATTGTACCTACAAGTTCAAATTCACGGTAAAGTTTACATGCGATTATCAGGTCTCCTTCTCTACGTATGTACCCGAACTTTTCTGCATCACTAAGACATCTTTTCAGTTTGGCGTCTCCCATCCTGAACAATGTTTTCATGTGCTTTATTGTGGTGTTCTTTCCTTTCAGGGTAGACGAAGTGAACCTTGCTTTAATTTGCAAGGCAAAAGCATAGGCGTCCATTCTCGATTTGTCTTTGAGAATTTCAGTTACTTTCGGTATTGAGAAGTGTATGTACCTCATGCTTTTGTGAAAAAAAAAGCCCCGTCGGATGAGGAAGCATCGTCAGGGGCAGTTACGTGTAAAGCGACACGTGGCGTAAATCGTATGTTGAGTGCAATTGCTTCCTCAATATGCACCGCAAATATACAAATTAAATTTGAATTATGCAAGACTTTGTTGAAAAAAGTTATCAACAACGCAAAAAAGTAGAAGGTTCACACGCTCATAACAAGTGCCTTTCTTTTCTCTTTNGGATAATCNGATGTNCTNCTNCGTGCCANNCCNCCACANTCNANNCANCNNACNTTGGANAATTTNGANACATTGGTGTATGANAANGTNCCCGTGTCGGCAAGGTTGGNAGANCCGCAATGCGGGCATGTCTCATCCTCGTTTTCGAGATACAGTGATATGTTCGGGTGGTTCTTTATCCACGGTCTCAACTTGAGGTACACCTGTTCGAGAATCTCAACGTCCTTTATGTTGTACGCCTGCATGTAGTCAAGAGCTTCTTGTTCCCCGGCAAGGCATCTTTTCCACAGCAGGAAGTTGGTTTCGCTCTTGTGTTCTATTCCAAGATACCCCGCAAGAGCATCAAGTTTGTTGGATGAAAACCCGAACTCTTTTCTTGCTACTTGGAGGGTGTCTATCTGCCGATATGGAGTTGGCGGCATGAGTCCGTTTATAAGGAACCTGCTGTTTAACTTGGGAGTGTCAAATTTAACCCCGTTATGAGCAATGATGATGTCTGCCTCATTAAGTAGATGCCATATAGACCTCGTAATCCTTGCGTCGTCTTCCCTTGACACCTCTTCGGGTGTTAAGGCATCGCTCATCATATTCGGATTATTGAGCCACTTGGCACTCCATGACAGCATGAACCACTCTGATATTGTTTGGTCTAACGAGATGTCCTGNTTCCATCTGCCCCACACGTAAGCACTAAGAGGCGATGTCTCTATGTCGAAGATGAGAATCTTAGGGTACTTGCTTTTGTCTGTCTTTAGGCTTATGATGTGTTCCTGCATCGATCGGTGGTTGTTCAGCATCTCACGCTCTCGGTCGTTTATCCTGACCCTATACTTGTCTGTTCCCTTTCTCTTGTTGTAGCTGTCGATGTTATGCCCACGTATGGAGGCAATGAATATCATTTCCTCGTCGTTAAGTGTTTCTCTCTTATTCATTTTTTAGAATTTTATTTTAACTGATAAACCGTGACCCTTGTAGACGTTACCCAAGTCTTTCCTGCCCTCGTAGGTAGCTCCTGATACTATCTCCATCGCAAGCTCTGTTTTACTCAAAGTGTCCTGATTTTGATTATAACATAGGCAACAATGATGATAGCGATGATGTTCAGCGCATTGAGTCTCAATCTCTGCCATTTCGTTAATACGTTCACCTCCCTTACAACCTCAACGGGATAGGGAATAGAATCCACCCTGACCACGCTCACCGTGTCGATTTTGAACCGCTCCCGCCATTTTATCGTTTGCAGATAAACCGTGTCTCCACGCTCGTAGATGTTGAC